ATATTTCCCGCCGCTTAGGCTCCGTCACGTAAAACACTTTCGGCGGTGATGGCCGGTAACTTCCATCGGCAATCGCATCGCCCAGGTGTCGCAGATTCGCCGCCAGGTGTTGCTTGAAGAGCAGATGGCCGCAGCCATAACGCTTGCCGTGCGCCGCCTTGTGATACGCCCGATAGAGGTTCGGCAGGCTGGCGATCTCGGACAACAGATTTCTGTTCTTTTTACCCATTTTTCTGCACACATGAATGCGAGTTCGTCTTTCGATATTTCACTACTCGACGCTCTCTCGACCTCGAAATGTATTCGCCGAAGCAGGATGACGTGGCTGACCACAAAACAGCAGGGTCGGCGCCGCAAGCCGTAGCCTGTTGGCGCGGATGAAACTTGTCGTCACTGGCGGCACGCAGCCCAATGTTCCAGTTCGAGTTCCACGGATAGTTGTTCCAGTTGGAAGCTCGGGACCCGGAGATCACGCCGTTCGTGCGAGTGCCGCTTTTATCCACGCTATCCTTTTGCTGTCTTGCCTCTGATCCAGGTACCCAGCATCCGGCCGGTCTCCGCGAGGTGGATCGCGCCCACTTCGTGTTGATGGCGGCTGATGAGTTTCCGGTTGGCATCGGCAAGAAACCGCAGCAAAAAACGCAAGTGCGCCAGCCCCGCATCCGCCAAATACAGCCGCGAAATCTGCGACGATTTGCCGGCCTGCTGGAATAGGCTCACTTGATCGAACATCGCCTCAATCAGGCGATCTCTTACGACATGGTGCGTGCGGCGGATATTGAACGCGATCGGGTAAATGTAATTCACAAAACCTTCAAATCGCTCAATGATCGCCAGCTGCCGTTGACTGGTGAAGTCATCTTGTTCCACGTCCATGGCTCAATACCGGGCGCTTTCGCGCCCTTATCCAAGAATCAGGTGGTCACTGGCGGCACGCAGCCCAACGCCCCAGCCCGAGTACCACGGATAGTTGTTCCAGTTGGAAGCTCGGGACCCGGAGATCACGCCGAGCGTGCGAGTGCCGCCAAGCAACACCCGAACCAAACCGTAAGTGCCGAAAGTACCCGCCTGGCCACGTTCGCTGCCGATGGCGCCGCTATTGCCGGTAAAGGACTTATAGGTGTAGACAGGGCTCGCCACTTCGCCATAGAAATTCGAATCCTGCCCCCAGGTCCATTCCACACCTGCCGCCTGCTCGATGCCCCACTTCGAGGTATAACCGGCGCAGCGCGTCGTCGTCGGATAGGTACTGGCCGTGGTATCGAGCGAATGGTTTTCGATGACGCCGAAGGCCGCCTGGACAAACTCGGATTCCCACATCAGGCGCTTTTTGTTTGAGCCGGCCAGCTCGTTCGCTACCCACCAGTTCAGCGAGGGATAAGTGACGGTGCCATCGCCGCCAAACGCCGCCGGGATCTTCGGTAGCACGGTGAAGCTGGCGATGTTGGTGTTGTACTTGCTGGTGCCGTTGGCGGCCGTATCTGTCGAACATAAATAGATGTCGACCCAGAACCGCCCATTGACGAGCACCATGCCGCGCGGATCGGCAAGCGGGCGAAATTTCAGATCCCACAGCGACCAGACATTGATGCCGGCAATGGCGTCCACATCGGCCTGCGTCCACACCATGCCGGTGTTTTTGAAGGTCAGTGAAACCGTGGCCGCTGCCGTGGAATTGACGGTGAGTGTCACTTGCGACACCGAGTCGACCGTATCAATGATGGAATCCACGCCGATGCCGGTGCCCGAGACACACATCCCGGCCATCAGATCGGCCGTAGACGCCAGGCCGGTAATGACCTTGCTGGCACTGGCCGTGGTGCCATTGCGCGTGGCCGACGCCGTGATGTTGAAGCCGTTGGCAATGGTCGCCGACAATCCGGCCGTGACCAGCCCGTAATGGAATCCGCCGACTTTTCTACTATTGGTCGTCGTGTAGCCCGTCGGCGCCGACCAATTGCTATCAGCCCGGATAGTGCCGTCGTCGCATACATAAACGGCATAGTCGCTACCGGCGACAAGCGCCGGCATGATGACGGCGGTGGCGGCCACGAAACTCACATAGTGGCCATTGACCTGAGCACCGGTACCGGCCTTGACGCTGAGGGTCGCGGCGGCCGTCTTGGTAAACGCGACGGTATTGGCATCGGCCTTTTCGAAATAGGCCTTCATGTTCGGCACGCCGACCCCGGTGGCGGGATTCAATAGCACCCACTTGCTCAGCGTCGCATCCCAGGTCAGCCAAAGCCAATGCCCGGCGCCGGCGATATCGCCGGCCACCAGCGCCTGGTTGCTGCCTTTGACGATCGGTTCCGCGGTAATCACGCCGCTATTCGGGGTGAAGGTCGGTGCCGTGGTCGCATTGGCAATCGCCGAACGGACGGCGAGTGTCACATTGCCCGCCGCCAGGGTCGTGCTCGTAATCGCCGGCGTAAAGCTGGCCGTCAGCGCATCGGCGGTACCGCCGGCACTCGCCGATGCGTACAGGTTCTGTTGAACGCCGACTTGTGAGGCGATCGCCGCGGCCAGCTGGTTAAGCTCAGTGGCGTTGGGCGTGAGGCCTGCGGCGATGATGGCGTTGCGCAGCTCCTCCGTGATCATGTGATACCACCAGGCCCCCGGGTTGGTGGGCGATCCGATCTCGGTCGGATAACCGAGTAGTGGAATGGCGGGTGCAGCGGGCGGTGTGGCCGCGGCATTCAATTCCCAGACGTGATCCATGATGTCTCCTGATGATTGAGGCTAAATGACGATGTTGAGCGGTGAACCGACCGTATCCGTGACCCGGATCAACCGCGTGGGGGTGCTGATAAAGAGGGCGTAATAAAACTGCGTGTGCGCCGGTTTGTAGCGCCGCAACAGGCAATCGAGCGCCTGCAGGTTTTGTGAGGCAAGAAAGGCGTTCACTGGGCTGGCGACGCTGATGAATGGCACCGAATTGCGGTCGATGTTGACGCGCCAGGTGTAGGCCCAGTCGGCCGGCGCCAGAATCATTCCGGCTGGAATCGCGGTGTCGGTATAGAGGGCCGAGAATTCGCTGATGGTGATGTCAATACCGAAGGCGGCGGCGAGTCCCACAAAATAGGCAATCGACTGCCCGCCGGTACCGATCAGCTTGGCGACGATCTGCTGACGGTTTTGCGTCACACTGGCCGGTGGCCCAAAGCACGCATCGGGAATACCCAGCGTCTCGTTCCACTCGGGCAGCATGGCACTGGCGGTCTCCGGGAAGGCGTCGGCGATGATCTGGATGGCATCCGCATCGCTTTGGCCAACGATCTGCGTGAAGGCCGCGCAGAGCGCCGCCTGCGTCGAGCCGGCCTCGATATTCCAGGCGGGGCCGCGTGGCAACAGGGCGCGCATCGCCCCGGCGTATTCGGCGGCGGTAAATTGTCCGGTCATCGGATCAGGTCCAGGTAATCGTGCCCAGCACCGGCAGCGCGCCGGCCACCAGGGTGACATCCGCCGTCGGCGAGAGGATCAGGAAATCATCTTGCGTATCGACCGCACTGATGGCGGACCACAACGCATTCAACTCGACCACGGCGCCGGGGCCTGCCGCTGACAGCAACTGGTTGGCCAGGGCCGTTTGCACCATCGTGCGATTCGGTGTGGCGACGCCCTTGATGCTCATGGCGATGGCCGTGAGCGTGGGCGCCAGCGCGTACACCAGGGCCGTCACCGGGCGCAACGTAAAAATGGTGTTGGCCAGGGCCAGTTGATCGCCGGTGGCCACCGTGTCGCGCGTCTCGCTGGTGGCCACGCCATTGGTGCCCTGCGGCACGCCGCCATGCGCCGCCTCGACCTGGTCCATCATGAAATAGACGCCGACCGTGCCGGCGCCGTTGTAGAGCGAAGTGGTCCAGGCGCGGGTCACGCCGGGCACCTGCAGCGCCCAGGTCACATAGTCGGCCGAGTCGCCGCCTTGCGGCTGTTGCTGGTAGGCGATGATGACGCGTTGTTTGAAGTCGTTTTGCGTTTCCATATCCGCGCCGCCGGCAATCACCGCGGCGACCCCGGTCGACGTAATGCCGGCGATCGCCTGGCCAAGCGTGAAGGCCGAACCGGCGGCGCTATTGCCGAAGGCCCCGGTGAGCCCGCTGGCGTCGGCATTGGCCACGACCATCACGGTGATCGACACGGCGGTTTGCGAGGCGACCGCCAGCACCGTATACGCGGCGCCATCGCTGCGCGTGACCGGCGTGCCGGCGGCGACGGTGACGGCCGCGGAGCTGGCCGGAAAGGTCACCGTGCCGGAGGCCTGCGTAGCGGATTTCTGGTAGACGTTTTTGAGGGCGCCCCAGGCGGACAGATATTCATCCGTCGCGGTATAGGGTGTGGCCTGCTGCGCGATCCAGTCGAGGTAGCCGTAATGCTGATGGGCGAGGCCGGCCTGCACCTTGCCCAATACCCCGAGATTGGAGAAGCGCAAGAGCGCGTCGGCGCCGGGAAGATCGGCGTTGATCGCTTGCGCGACCTGCTGCCGTAGCTGACTCAGCGTGGGTCTGATAAAGGGCATGGCACATTCACCACAGATTGGTCGATAGGTTGCTGAGAATGGAACCGTCGGTGCGATAGGCGACCACCACCAGCTTCAGTTGATTCGGGCGCACCCAGGCGGCCTGGATGTCGAATTTGGCGGCGACGCCATCGTCCAGCAGCCACTGCAGCGCTTCGCGGGCGTAATCCTCGGCGCGCTGCGCGACATCGAGCGGCCCCTTGCTGCGATCGAGCAGCCAGAGCCGCGAGCCGATCGGGTAGTGCGGATCGTCGTCGCCCCACCAGCCGCGGCGGTCGACCAGCCCGGACGGCGGCGCATCGGGAATCACGTCGCCGGGCTGCGCCAGCCGGTCGGTAAACAGGCTGAGCAACACCGCCGTTTGGATGTCGTGGCCCACAGCCAGCGCACCGCCGGCCACGGCATAATCGCCACGGTTGAAGGTGGTGTCCCAGCGTGTTTGAATATCGCTCATCATTGAACCCGCTGCGTTACATGCTCGCGCCTGGCGCGCTGGTGCTGCCGCCCTGTGGATCCGGGTGCGTGTGGCCGTTGTAGGTGCCACGCATGCCGGCCATCGAGCGGCTCTGGGTGCCGGTGTTGTCGGTAATGTCGGCCGAGGCCTTGAGCCAGCCGTTGAGCGTGGTATTGGCGTTGATGGTCAAGCCGGCGGCAAAGGTGAAGGTGCCGGTACCGTCGCCGTTCAAATC